GTGCTACCACGACCAACCCGAACCAGTTCTTCGCCAATGCCAACACGGACCGCGCGGCCGACATGGTCAATGCGCATCTGACGCAGGAAGGCGTAACCGTTCTGCCCGAGTCCATCACTCCGATGGATACCTCTGTCGTCATGCAGCAGTACTCCTGCCTGTATGGCTTCAGCGACAAGACCTACGACCTGTACGAAGATGACATCCCGCAGGCCATGCAGGAACAGATCGGCGAGCGCGTTGCGCTGGTGAACGAGATGATCGTTTATGGCATCGTCAAGGCCAGCACCAACCAGTGGTACGGTGGTGGCACGACGGCGGTCAGCCGCAGCACTGTCAGCGGAAAGCTCACGCTGCCGTTGATCCGCAAGATCGTCAAGTCGCTTCAGGCGAACCACGGCAAGAGCGTCACGCGCGTCCTGTCGGCATCCAACCAGTACGGCACCGATGCTGTTTCTTCCGGCTTCATCGTGTATTGCCACACCGATCTGGAACCGGACATTCGCGACCTGCCGGGCTTCACGCCGGTCGAGAAGTACGCCAGCGGCACGCCGATGCCGAACGAAGTGGGCAAGTGCGAACGCTTCCGCTTTGTCACCTCGCCCGATCTGCCGGCGTATCAGAACGCTGGCGCGGCTATCGGCACGACAGGCTGCTACTCGACGACAGGTACCCTCATCGACGTGTATCCGCTGATCATCTCGGCCGAAGATGCGTGGTCGCAGGTTGCCGTGCGTGGCAAGGAGTCTCTCGATCCGACCTTCCTGCCTCCGGGCCAGAAGTCGAAGAGTGACCCCTTCGGTCAGCGCGGCTATGCCGGCACGATCTGGTGGAAAGCTGCGATGGTGGAAAACTCCGGTTGGCTGGCTGTCGCCAACGTCGGCGTGTCCGCTCTCTAATCCGTAGGGGCTGGCTCGCATAGCAGCCCCGTTCAAGGAGAAAACACCATGCTTAATTCCATTGCACAGTACATCGCCAACATGGCGGCCAGCAAAGATCGCGAGGCGCTTCGTCCCGTGCTCAATGCGCTGGCCGACCGTTTGGCGAGTCAGGCATTCAATGCTGGCACGCTGGCGATCGCAACGACCACGCAACACGTCAAGACCACCGGTACCGTGAAAGCGGTCGCTGGCGGTCGGCATGTGGCGCTCAGCGCGGCCGATCCGATCTACTCTCTCGTCGCTGCAAACAGTGTCGCTATCAACAAGTTCAACGTGCTGTGCCTGTATGTCGATTCGGCCGGCGTGGTGAGCGGAAAGATGGGCACTGAAGCAGGCTCGCTTGCTGCCGTCACGTATCCGACTCCACCTGAAGGTAAGGCGATGTTCGGTATCGTTACGATCTCGGCAGGCGCAAACGTCTTTACTGGCGGCACAACCGCTTTGACTGGCGGCACCGTAACCGTCACCTATACCGATGTCATCGGTGCATGTGACCCGAGCATTACTCTTTAAGGAGCACACGAAATGAACTATCTTGAGACTATCCCGCTGACCGCGATGCTGACCAAGGCAGGTCTTGCAGCCGGTACCACCACCACCACTACCACGACCGGTTCACTGGTCATGTACTACGGCATCAAGGGCAAGATGTACACCTTCACGGGTGCGGCCAACGGCGCAACGCCGACGACCGATGCCCTGACCGGTGCTGCGTTCCTGCCGATCGCGCTGAACAAAGCCAGTGTCTTCGTCTGGTGTCTGGATACGGCCGGTGCCCTCAAGGTCGTGCAAGGCCAGATCGTGGATTACTCGGATGCCGGCGTGTTCGACAAAGCGCCGCAGTTCCCTGCGATCCCCGATACGCTGTGCCCCATCGGCTATGAACTGGTCAAGGTAATCTCGACCGGTTCGGCATGGACGATGGGTGTCAGCAATCAGGCTGCGCAGACCGGCATCACCAAGGTCTTCCAAGACTGCTTCACCTTGCCTGACCGTCCGCAGACTGCCTAACCGGCAGGGCTTGTAGCGTCCAACCGGTCCGTGTAATGCGGGCCGGTTGTGCAGTACCAACCCACCAAAAGGAGAATCACATGCAGGAACTAGCCCATACCGCCGACATGCCTGTCGGCCAGCAAGGTGCAGGCACGCTCGTCATGCCGCCGCTCGATGTTGCCATTGAGCGAGACTCACCTGAGATCGAGCCGGTCGGTGCTTCGCTGACCAAGAGCGACTTCGACGAGGTCATGTTCATGGAAGAACTGGTCAAGATTCGGATCGAGCCGCTGACCGAAAAGAACCCGCGCAAGATCATTGACCTTTATGTCAATGGCAAGGCTGAATGGGTACCTGTCGGCCGCCCGTGGATCATGCGCCGCAAGTACGTCGAGGTGCTGGCTCGCTCGAAGCCGATCAGCGTGCAGACCAAGCATGAGCAGCCTGAAGAAGCACTGGACCCGCAGAACGAAGTGATCCGTTCCTCGTCGGCGCAGTTCCCGTTCTCGGTGCTGCAGGACACGCCGCGCGGTATTGCGTGGCTCAACAAGATCATGGCCGAGGGTTAAAGGAGAGCGACATGCATTACAGAAACGGACGTGAAGCGAAGAATGGCGACAAGATCGTCAAGCTCGAAGGTGGCAAGGTTGTTTCGTTTGGTGTGCTTCACAGCGCGACGCCGGGTAATGATTTCTGCAACGGCAATATCGCAGTGATCCAGCCGCCGAATGATTACGCTTGCATGTGCGATTGCTTGCACGTCGATGATGTTGCCGACGTGCTGGCTGCGCAAGGGCTGGACAAGCGGCCTGCCGGCAAATAACCGAGGGTTAAACCATGAACCTGCTGCAACTCGCCAATAGACTGATCGATGAGGCTGGCATTACTGCCGGTCATCTGACGACGACTGCCGGTCAGACTGGCGAGCTTGCACGGGTTGTCCAATGGGTGCAATCGGCATGGTTGAGCATCCAGATGGCACAGCCGAACTGGCGCTGGATGCGCAAGCAGGCATCCATCGTAACCGTTGCCGGGCAGGCCGGTGGCTATGACGCACCTGACGCCGATGTGGCAACGTGGTGCCTCGATACCGCCCGCAACTACGTGACGACCAGCGGCAACGTCACGGAAGTCTTCATGGACTTCATCGAGTACGACGACTTCCGTGACTCCTATCTCTACGGCGCGTTACGTTACGCGCAGTCCCGTCCGCTGGTCTTTACGATCGAGCCGACCAACATGCTGGCCTTCGGCCCGGTGCCGAACGGTGACCATACCGTAACCAGCGATTACTTCTCTCGGGCCAGCGAGCTTGCTGATGACGCTGTCATACCTTTGATGCCCGAGCGATTCCACATGGCAATCGTGTGGCGCGCGTTGATGCTGTACGGCGGATACGAGGCGGCCAGCGAAGCCTATGCGCGCGGCCAGAACGAACTTACTGTCATCCAGTCGATGCTGGAGATCGACCAGTTGCCGATGATCCGGATGGGAGGTCCGCTAGCATGAAGCCGATGGACATGCCGAAGGTGCTGTATGATGCCATCTCGCTTAAAGGTGGGCTGGATCAAATCTCGCCGACGCTCTCGCTCAAGCCCGGTGTCGTCCGACGTGCTGTAAATTTTGAAGCATCGGTCACAGGCGGTTACACACGCATCGGCGGTTACGAGCGGTACAACGGAGAGGCCGCACCGTCTGATGCGACCTACACCATTCTCGGCGTGACGCTCAGTGCGTCTGTGTCACTCAACCTCGCGATCAACGGCCAAACGTCAGGTGCTACAGCAACGATCATTGCGACGCCGACAGGCTATCTGGTTGTCACCGCGCGGACCGGAACATTTCAGGTCGGTGAAAATATCCGCGACGGCGTGTCTGTCGTCGGTGTCTGCACGTCGACAACCAACGCATCCAGCAACGCGCAGTCGGCGGCGGTCTATAGCACGCTGGCGGCAGCATACTACCGCGCGCTGATCGATCCGGTGCCCGGTGAAGGTCCGGTACGTGGTGTCGTGTATTTCGGCGGCACGGTATATGCCTTCCGCAATGCAGTCGGCGGCCTGTCCTGCGTGCTGTACACGTCGAG